ATTACCAACAATAGTATGAACAGTGATTCCCATATCACGGAGACGATCAAAATAATAATCCTTTGCCCATGATAGTGCAGCAAAATCTATTCCCTTTCTACTGTCAAAAGTATCACCCATATCAATGACTGTAGTAATACCTTCCTTCTCTATTGCAGGAAAGAAAATCTCATTATAAAACTTTAGGAAATAATCATGAAAAAATTTAGAATTCTTTCTTGCCCCAAAGTGCTGATCAGTTATTATTGCTACTTTCATTAATTACGTAACTTCGCATGTACTGCATCTTTGATTGAATTATATTCTGCATAATTAGATCCGTCAATGCTATTATTATCATCAAAAACTTCTTGATAACCAGATCTTTCAATAATTTTATTTTTAATATCTAACTGACGTTTCTCTCTTTGTATCCTGCGAAGAAATGCGTAATGTATGATTTGAGTAAAGTAAGCAAAGGGATTTTTAGATTTTTCGGGATCGAAGTTATGTATGTATTGAACACAGTTTTCAATTCCGTCAGAAATCATATCCTCCTTAAACATGTAATTAACAAAGTTTGGTTTGAATGATAAATGATTAGCAATCTTTAAAAAACACTCCCCAATATATCTTGGTATAGCTGGTTTGGTATCCCACTTAGATGCTCTACCTTCTTTATTAGGAGGTTCACCATATTTTTTAATATAAGTAATCTCTACATCTTCTCTATATTTAACTAAAGCAGCGAGAAACTCTTTGTTATTCACATAGTGTTCCGACCTTTTTCGTTTTGCCATAGGTCTGATTATTGCCATAAGTCTTTACCACTATTATGTAGATATTATAACACTTCTAAACATAGTTGACAAGGTATCGAAATCTTGTTACAATTACCTTTGTGAGGGTTCAAGGGTTAGTTTTAGGTTTATTAAGTTTATAAAGTTTTTCTAATAATTCTTTAGCATCATGGACATTAGATATATAACCCATTTCTTTATTTAAAAGTTCTTCATTACCTTTTTGTTTAGAGGATTGTCGAATAAAATTTTGATACATTAATATAATTTCCATATCATTAGATTCTGATATTGTTATGACATGATCCATATTCATAACAAACATATCTTCATTTGTTGTTTTTAACCAAGGTTCTACTTTATATCCAATTATACCTTTTTTCATTTTTATTTCAGTAACAATAACAGGGTGATGAAGTATCAACATCGTGCGTCCTTCTTCTTCGGAAGCAGCGACCTTGGCAAATACTTCTTCGCCTGAATTTAATTTTAGTGTTGCATAAAAATCGTCTTCTATCATGTCTTTAATTGGATTGTAATTATTTCATAGTTGAAATTTTCTTCATTGTAAATTTTAATTCTCTCTATAAAATGATTTAGTGTGTAATTTCTTTTTGATCCTTTAGTACAATCATCAGAAATATCATATAGTATTGCCTTTACTTTGTTTGTTCCTTTTCTAAGAACTCGTCCAATGCTTTGCAAGTTGCGTATGCGTGATTTACTTGGAGAAGCAAAGATAACATTATGGAGATTTTTAATATTGATACCAGTTGAGAATGTACCATAGGATGCAACGATAATTGCGTTATTTTCTGTTTCGGTTATTTCCCTTACTTGTTCTCGCTCTTCTGCATCTACTCCACCATGAACAAAGAATACTTGGCGATCACTTTGCTTACTTCTATTTATTAAATCGTAAAGAACTTGACCGTGTGCTTCTACCCTACTATAAAGAATTAAAGTATTACCTCCCAAATCTAATGTAAGATTTTTGATAAAGTTATTTCTTTTTTCATGTGATATTAAATATTCTATCTCATCATTATAAGTATCAAACTTTCGAGGATCGTGTTTAAGAACTAAACATTGTATATCTAATTGAGAAAGATGTCCCTGTCTCATTAGTTCATCTGTCTTGGTTACTTTATATGATGGACCAAACAATCCTTCTAGTACCCACTTATGAGTTTGAGTTCCATCTAGTGTTCCAGTAAATCCAAATCGATACTTGGCATGTTCTAATTTTGACATTATAGATACTAAAGACTTACTCTTAAAAAGATGTGCCTCATCTCCAATGATCACATCATAGTCTGTAAAGAATGATCTTTCTAATTTATAAACAGATTGCCAAGTGGTAATAGTAACAGGAAACTCATTAGTCTTATCTTTCCCAGAATATATCTTATGACACCATGACTGACTATCCCATCCGTATTCTTCGAAATCCTTATACATCTGCTCTACAAGAGATGTCGTCGGAACAACTAAAAGAATTTTTTTCCCTTTATCTACATAATACCTTACAAGAGCGTAAATCATCAAGGATTTGCCTGAAGCAGTTGGTGATATCAGTAGCTTTCTATTATGTTTTAGTGCATCGTATACTCCCTCAACTTGATATTTTCTGGGGGAGTGATTACAAATAGATGTCATATAATCTTTGACACCTTCATATGATATTGTATCATTCTCCTCATAAGGAGTTCCGTAATATTCGTTATCTACAAACTTATATGTGTAATCATGTCTCTTACAAAAGGATATAACCCTATCTAATAACCCAACATAAATTCTTTTTGATCTTAAATCAAATAAATGTATCTCACCATTCCAATTGCGATTGCGATATTGAGGCATGAATTTTGCACCCTCAACTTCAAAAGTAAAATGATCCCTCAATTCATATTCAATATGAGGTTCAGCATTTACCTTTAAAAATACTTCATTCGCTTTAGATATAACAAGATTGGCTCTTTTGTCAATCACATCGCCCATAGCATCTATGGGTATTTAGATACCCTTGTCAACCCATCCCAGACTGGAATCTCATATACTCAATAGCATTCTTAATCTGAAATGTTCTGTTCTGTATTACCTTAAGAATACTTTCAATATAAACAAGCATTGTATCATAATAATCTATCTTTAAATTTGATGTAGATAACTTTTCATCTGCATCAAGATACTTGGTCATGGTATCTTTATCTCTTATCTTCTTTGGAAATGGATTCTCAATATAAACATCTGGGTCTGCTTTCCCACTAAAATACTCATACCGTTCATGACGGATGTTCTTTCTTTGTTGCTCTGCTTTCTTTCTTAATAGAAAGATTGTATTATATAATTCAAAATACTTTGCATGTAGAGAGGGGATATTTAATGACTCCGTATGAAGTTCATCTGGATTTATTTTTGAATCTTTCTCCCACATCTCTTGAAGTTTATCAAGAGTAATACTCATAAATCTTTATTTTCTAAATCGGTTAGGTCGTATATAGTATACTTGAAAGTTGCCTCTGCTGTAAAGTACTCTACATCAGTATCAGTTGCATCAAATGTAATTGTAGATAATGATACTGGAAATAGGTCTTTAAAATTAACATTAAACTTGGCAACCAAGTTACTACTTAAAATTTGAAGAGTGCCATCAGAATAAATGTTATCTCCTCTATTTGCAAACCTTGGTTTAATAACTGCTTCCTTTTCCAAATCCGCAAAATCTTTAAGACTGTCTGGAAAACCAAGACCACGAATCCATTTCTGCAATTCCATATAGTTGACAAGATCTTCATCAACAAGAAATCTAATACTTAAATCACCAAATTCTATTTTATCACCTGGTGTTGGAATATCTCTTAAGTACGTTGGTTGAGTTGCTACACCAAGATCCATCGATGGAATATTTGCTTGATTACAAAAAAATGCAGCAGCAGGACTTCTCTTAAGTGTAAATTTAAAACCAGTAGGTGCTAGGAAATTCCTATTACTTAAAGGAGTTCCTGGTCTCTCTGCTGGTGGTTTTCTAACTGCCATTATCAGATACTTTTTAAGTATTTAGGAGATCATTCCGATATCTTTGCATGAGGTGCAAATCTGTCTCCCACTTTCATACCAAGATGTAAGAGAGCAATATAAAAGTCAGAAAAATCTTTAGCACTCGAATAATTACTAAAAGCATCATAATAAAAATCAATTTGCATTAGTTTTGATACAGCAAGTTGAGGTTTCTTATTTTTATAAAAATCAGTAATATAATTTTGAAAACTGTTCCACGAGTCCCAACTTGTACACCTTCCTTTTTGTTTTACAAATTCATATTTTTTCTCCCAGTCTTTTGCAGCATCCCAAAAGGCATCAACTTTCTTTGGATACTGACCATGATCATTTTTAAATTCATTTGAACTTCCTTTTGCATGTAAAAGTTTTAATACTTGTGCAACAGGTGCTTGTCCTCCTTGAGCAGCAGGAGTTCTTTTTATAGCAGTATTAAAACTTAAAGTACCACCCTTTGTTCTGGTAATATTAATTGCATAATCCTCACCACTACCTAATTTAATAGTACAAAGAACTTTATCTCCCACAAAAATATTTTTAACACTAAATTTAATATCTTTCATTACATATTTTTCAAGTTTCTCAAACTTTAATATTTTTGATGAGTCAACATTATGTAAATGAATTTCTGCATTATTACCATGCTTTACTTTCTTAAGAGATATTCCTACAAGTTTCTTCTTCTCCATTAAACCAACTAATATATTATTCAATTCAACTAAAGTCTGTGTGATTGGTTCTTTACGTTTAATCTCATCTTCTATTTTCTTTTTAATTGCTGGCATATCATAAGCAGCAAAGATATCAGCAGGGTTCCAAGTTGTATACTTTCCTGCTGCAACAAATGGATCTAGATCTCTTGCCACCTGTTGTATTTCTTCTGAAAAGAAATGTACAAGATCCTTTTTATGATACTCAAATGGAGCCCATTTAGTACCTTTATACTCTTTAAGAAATTCTTTTTGTTGTTGGAAGAATGTCCAAGTCCAATCATCTAATCGATGACTCCATGTATTACCAAAAACTTCTAATAATAACTTTCTAGTTTCTGGATGATTTTTTATATCTTCTTCTTTATTAAACGCAACATTTTTTTTCAATGCTTGATTGAATACCACTGTTGTTGCCTTTTCTTGAATCTCTGTAGGAATTACATTACCACCAGATGCTGGAGATATTTGTTGAAATCTAATATCTTTAATATTTCTTTCTGCGTCCTCTGTCCCAATACGAACTACCATATAATTTTTTTCTTTCTTCGGTCCTTCAACAAGACCATATTGTTTAGCTAAACCTTCCCAAAGTTTTTTAAGTTTAGCATCCGTTACTTCAGGTAGATAGTCAACTTTAACAATATTGCCCCTTGCTTTGTCTGTTGAGGTAATTTCAATTAAATCTTTACCTCCATTACCTGTACCAGATAATTTATTTGTCTTCAACAAAGCGTCTAAAGATTTTATAACTCTTGTCGTACCAGTTGTTACTCTATCGAACTTTGCCATGATCTTTTTTAGTTATTTATCTTGGCATAAAAAAAAGACCCTGCCGAAGCAGAGTCTTTGAAGATATATAAGCATCTCGCTTACATAAGGTTTTTAACAGCAACACGTCTGTAGTAGCGGTTCTTGTTAACTGTAAGACCACCTTCTCCTTGGGTCTTACCTTCTGCGAATGGGTTAGCAACCATACCATAACGAGTCTTAAACCCGATTTTTGGTTGGAAGGTATTCTCTCCCACAGCACGAACCATCTGTAGCGGAACGTAAGGGCAGTAGAATATACCAGCGTCATAAGGTGAGGAACCTTTGTAACCGCAAACGTAGTACTGATTACCACTAGCAGTTGCAGTGTTACCAGAAGAATCAAGGTTAGCAGCATATGGGTCAATGTAGACTCTATACTTACCTTGAAGAACACCAGCAAATGTATTGCCTGTGTCATCAACGTTAAGGTTAGCATTAAGTGCTGGAGTGTAGTCAAGTACACCTGCCATTGTTAATGCAGAAGCAACGTCAGCAGAGCATAGGATAATGTTACCCTTTCCACGACGAGTTCTTTGTGCGATTGCGTTAGCATCTCTTTCAATCTGGAACAGAAGTCCTTTGAACTTCTCAACAGACCATCTACCATTTGAGTCGATGTCTAGGTCGAAGATACCTGCAGCAGCAGTGTTTGAAACAGCACCCTGTTCAGCAACCTTGTAAATTGTACGAATAACTTCTCTGTTAATTTCAGCAAGTATTTCAGTACTAAGGATGTTAGCAAGTTCTGCTTCAGCATTCAATCCGTGGATTGCCTTAAGGTCTTGAGCTAGTTCTAAACTGTACTCTGCCTTTAGTGCTCTGGACTTCGCAGTAACCGTGACTTTCTCGATTGAGAATGCCATCTGGTTGAAGTTATCACTAGCAGTTCCAAGATCTTCAGCGTTGTCGGTACGCATACCTTGACCAACGTTGTATGCCTTGTCATCTCCTGCACCACCAACTGGGTTAAGAACTGCAGGGTTCTGTTGTGCTGCTTGAGCAGTAGTACCCATACCAGTTGCATGACCTGACCAACCTTGTGTAAGGTCAAATGCTTCGTTCTGTCCAGAGAATGCTGAATCTACTTCATCGTAGAATGTTTCAGTACCAGACTGATTGGTGTAGCGAGAACGCATAGCAAAGATAAGACCAGTTGGTCCAGACATAGGCTGAACACCAGCAAGATCGTATGCCACCAAGTTAGGCATTGAACGACGAATT